GGCAGACAGCGCGTAGACCGCGATAAGCGCCCCGCCAGCGAGCAGCGCAGCGTCATCTAGCCATCGCGCCTCATGCGAAACGCCCCACGCGACGCTCACGACGCCCACGACGAGGCACAGCGCCCGCAACAGCAACTGAAAGGTCATGGGTCGATCCTCTCAGTCGTCCGCCTTGCGGCAGCTAGCGTGGCGTCCACCCTGGCGAGAATTTGCTGTGCTGTCTCCGCTCGCCAGTCCGTTCCCTGCGTGCGGTTGAAGACGTACGGCCGCGCCTCGCTCAGCGCCATGAGCAACCGATCGCGCTCGTCGCGCAGCCGCTCGATCTCGGCCTCAAGCCCAGCGATGATCTCCGCTTCGCGGCGTTCACTTGCCTGCTGGGCCATGTAGCGCGCGTAGTCGGTCATGGCTTCTCCGTCCGCGATACGGAAGCCAACGATCCCTGCGCGAAGCCGTCCTGCAAGCCGCGCAGGTACGCCTCGCGCACCGCGTCCGCAATCCATCCCGCCGCGCCGTGGGCTGCCTTCGCCGCTTCCGACGACAGGCGCGACTCGACCTCGCGATACAGCGTGTCGACGCGATAGCCGTACATCTCAGTCGTGATGACCGGACCCACGGGCTGCTGCTCGTCCCGCCGTTCACTCGTCATGGACGACCTCCCAGAACTTCAGCGCGCCGTCATCGCGGACGCGGACTCGCGCCTCACCGTCGACGTAATCGACGTCAGCGCGGACCTGGCCGACCTCGAACTCAGTCTCAGGCGCACCCTCGATCCGCGCGACGATCTGTATCGCCTCGATGGGGCCGCAGCGCCACATCGGGACCCAGAAGGTGCCCCAATCGTCTGAGAACACCTCGTCGGCCAGCTTCTCCAAATCCCGCTGTTCGGCCATCAGGCGTTCGCCTCCCTCACGCGGTCCCGGAACGCGTCGCGTAGCTCGTCCCAGGTGTCGCGGATCGCGAAGTCGTGGGTCATCACTGGCCCCCCGAGAAGTTCCTCGGCGTACGCCTGGAGCGCCGTCATCGAGCACCACAGCTCGCCCGTCGCGAGCGTGAAGCCGATGCCCACGGCCTCAAGGTCTGGCTTCTGCTGATCCCGCGTCATGGCCGCTCCTTCGCTGCGACGAACGACACCGATCTCGGCGTAGCGATCCAGTCCGCGTTCCCGATCTGCGGCATGTCGTTGATGAGTCGGCAGAACTCCTGGCCGACTCGCTTTGCGTCCGCGTCGCCCTCGACGGCAAGCTCGAAAACGAGGTGCACGTCGATCATCGCTGGCTGCCCCTCGTCCCACCGTTCGGGCGTCATCGGTTAAGCCTCCAGACGAACGCGAGGAACGCGGCGCCGATCGCGAGCGTGGCGACGTCGGGCCAGCTCATGGCTTGGACTCGGTCCGCGATACGGCAGCCAACGCCCGGCGATGCGCGTCAAGTTCTTCCAGCGTGTACGGCTCCGGCCCGACGCCGAACAGGGCGTTGACGTAAGCGACTTCGGCCTCGTCCAACGTCGCGGGCAGAGGCGGCTTGGGCCACTTCTGCGCCGCTTCCTCGCGTGCCGTCATGGCGTCCCCCCGGTCGTCCGCGATCCAGCAGCCATCGCGTACCTTCGCTCCCACTCGCGTTGGCATCGGGGGCACCAGCCCACTCTGACGTCGAGGGGCTTCCCAGTCGTCGGGTCGTAGTCGATGTACGCCGTAACTGAGTCGCCCTGACGGATCGTCAGAGGTTCGCCGCATGACGGGCAGGGACCAACCGGGAACCTCTCGTAGCCGCTCATTCCGTCAGCTTCCCATGGGTCCGCTTAGTAGAAGCCCGCCCGACGAAGTAGCCGACCCAGTAGCACGCGACCGACGATCCGACGAATGAGGCGATGAACTCGGCCGTCGTCACGCTGCCTCCGGGTTCTTGAGAGACGTGGACACGGTCAGGTCGAGCGCGTCCCATGTTCGGCAGCAGGCGTAGCAGCCGCAGCGACCGGGCCAGGACGTGTAGATGAACGTCTTGGCCGAGCGGCAATGCGGACACTTGCTGGGTAGTTTCGCGCCGCGCTTCCACGACCGTGTCATGGCGTCTCCTCGGTCCGCCCAGCAGAAGCCAGCCTCTCGCGCGCATCCTCGGGCAGTGCGGCGAGGATCTTCGCCCGGATCGCGGCCCTGCGGTTACGGCCCCAATTCAGCGGATAGCGGTCGTCTTCGAGTGCGGCGAGGATGACCATGGCCTGGCCGACCGTCAGGCTCAGATCAACGCTCGGCGTCGGCGGCCACTTCGGGAAGTCCTCGTACCTCACGAACGCTCCGTCCGCGAAGGAGAAGCCAAGGGCGCGCACAGCTTGCAGCGCCGCACGATGGGGAACGGACGGCGCTCGTAGAGTCCGGTGATGACGAATCCACAGGTCAGGCAAAGCCGCCGATAGAGCCGCTTCTGCGGTTCTCGGGTGTACAGGCCCGGCCCGCCGTCCTCAGGCCAGAAGTCCCAAGTCCGTCCCTTGCGTGCGAACTCGGTCATGGCTGGTCCGTCCGCTCAGTAGCAGCCAACGCATCGCGGGCGAGTCGGACTGCGCTGTAGCCGATGACCGCCCAGCGGCGCTCGGAAGGCCCTTCGTCAACAGCCTCGGGTAGATCGGCGATCTCACGCAGCGCCTCGCGCAGCCGCTCGTTCTCGGCTTCCTGTGCCAGCGCGACGGCTCGGAGGTCGCGCAGCGCGTTGAATGGTTCGGTCTCCTCGTAGGGCGACAGTTCTGGATCGCGCATCCAAGGCTCAACGGCTGGCGCTCGCCTATCCCGCGTCATGCGGGCCTCCCGAGTTGATCGAGCAGCCCGGCTAGCGCAGTCTCGATCTTGTCCAGCGCGTCGCGCTGCGGCTGGCTCAGGCCATCGCGACCCTTCTCGGCGTAGAGCGCCATGGCGATGCCCATGGCCTCCAGGTGGTTGAGGTGGACCGACTCGACGGGCCATTCCTCTGGCTGCCCCAAATCCCGCATCACGGCAGCCCCTCCATGCGACGTTTGAGATCGGCTTGGAACTGCTCCGCGAAGCGGGTGCCATGCTCGTCGGCGCCACCGGCGCGGGCGGCGAGGCCGACGATCTCGCTGACGATGGCGGCGGCGCCGTCGGTGTTGATGAAGTAGGCGGTGTCGGCGCGCTCGGTGGAGTAGTTGATCCGCCCGGCGAGCCGCAGGATCATCGCGACCGGCTCGTCCTTTTTCGTGTCCACGAGGACGACCTCGCTGCTGTCGAGCAGGACGGCGCCGCGGGCGTCGATGAGCGCGCCGCCCTTGGCGTGAGGGTCGCCGGCGACGTCCACGACGCCGCCGCCGGAGTGCGATGGGTTGACCTGCTCGGTGTGCTCGCGCATCACAGCGCGCAGACGCTGGACCTCGCGGATCAGGTTGTTCTTGGACCAGTCCTTCAGGTCGTCGGGCGGCTTCATGCTGGCCCCTCCCGCATGACGAGCACTCCCGACCGGAGGGTCTCCTGCGCATGCTGCGCCAGCGCCAGTGAGTTTGCGTCGTGCCGTGTGGCGATCCACTCGAGCGCCAGCCGATGACGCTTGAGTTCAGCCTGCAGGCAGTGCACTCGGCTGGCGAGCTCGTCGACGAGCGCGTAATGCATGTCGAGCGTGATGACCTGCTCCGGCACGCCAATCACCAGTCCCAGGGGCTGGTCATTGGCCAAACCTTCTGCAGGTGTTGACGCGGTCGGCGAGCGCGATCACGAACAGGACCGCCTTTGCGATCTGGCGGCTGATCATCGTCATCGCCCAAGTCGTCACGGCAGCGCCTTCACTCGGCGGGGGTCGTCAGCGATCAGAAGCGCTCCGGGATAGTCGGTTGACGGCGACGCCGGACTGGATGCTCCGGCTGCCCTTGCTGGCGGTGGGTCTCGATCAGGGCGTCCACGGCTGCCTCCTCGAAGCGCACGACCTCACCCGGCAGAACGACTCGTGGCAGTACCCCTCTGCGGCCGAGCCCATAGACGTAACGGGCAGTCACCCCAAGACGCTCGGCGACCTCGGCCGCCGTCAAGAGGCGTCCTGCCGCCGTGTCTTCGGTCATGAGCTCGTGGGTCACGCCAACACTTCGGGGTGCTCGTTGCGCATGTGCTGCGCGAACGCGTCGCCGTCCTTGGGCAGCTGCGGGATCTCGTCGGCGCGCAGCCCGTGATGGGCGACACACAGGCGACAGGCGAGGCCATGCCCGACACCGGGGACATGGATCGGCAGGGCACGGCCCCACGCAACGGCGGGGAACGTTCGGATGAGCTCGCGGTCGGTCACGCCGCGCGTCCTGAGCGCAGGATCGACGGGGAGCGCAGCACGAGGCATATCACGTCAATCTGGCGATCAGTCAGCTGCCCGATCAGGCGGTACATGTCGATCACGCCAGCGTGCGCCAGCACACGGTGGACGGTGGTCTTGTCCATCCGCCGGCAGCACAGCAGCACGTCCCACAACCTGGTGGTCTGCAGGCAGTCGTGGCGCTCCGCCAGGACGTTCGCGCAGACGGCCATTGACTGGTCTTTCGTGCGCGGGTAGGCGATCCGGCTGCGCAGCGCCGCGCGACGCAACCGCATGTGATTGGGCACCTGCCAGGGGGTCCGGGGCATCAGGCTCTCCTGCTCTCCATGTCGCGGCGGGGCGCGTGATCGTCCAGGCGATCACGCCGCGCCCACTCCTGCTCGAAGGCGTCCAGGTCGTCCTCAGCCATCGCGCACAGCTCCGCCGGGTCCAGCTGCTGCCAGGCCGGTGGCGCCCCGATGCGCGCCGTGGCGACGGGGCGCGCGGAGCGCCGAGGACTCGAAGGGCGGCTCACCACGCCGACTCCTCCTGATCGCTGCGGGCTGCGCTGGCGGCTGCAGCTTGGCGGCGCTCGGTGTCGTGGCGGTTGCGCAGCGCGATGCGCTCGTTCATGCACTGGCAGCGCGTCGCCAGGCGCGTGGTCTCATCGACCGACCAGCCCGACCCGTCACAGGCGTTGAACGGGCACAGGTAGGCGGGCAGGCGGCCCATCACGCGGCGCTCCCTGCCAGTTGCGCGCGGGGACGGGCGAGGCGGACGCGCAGCTCGTCGAAATCCGCGGGATGCCACAAATGAGTCTCCAGGCCACATGCCGACAGCGCCTGCAGCCAGGCGCGCTGCTCGGCGGTCACCCGCGTCTTCGGGCCCTTCAGCTCGACGAACAGAATCTCCGGCGGCCGGCATAACACGAGGTCGGGCCAACCCTTGTCCGAGCGCCTCGCGTCGCGGGTGTGGTAGCGCAGCCCCCACCCGTACAGGGCGGCCAGCTCGAGCACCTGCTCCTGGAACCTCGCCTCGCTGGGCCCGAACGCGGTCACAGGGCGCCTCCGGCGGGCGGCATTACAGCAGCGTCCGGTTGCGCATAGCGGTGGCGCTCGTGCCACGGCTTGTCCTCGGTACTGGCCGGACCGCCGGCTTCGGCGAGCAGGTCGTCGTAGTCGATGCCCAGGAAGCGGCAGGCCTCGCGCAGATGGATGTCGCAGGTGATCTGGCCGCCGATCATCCAGAACGCGTCCACGCAGCAACGCTCGGTGCGCTGCTCGAGCGGGATCGGCTCGTCGCCGCGGCAGGTATCGGGTGTGCCGGGGACGACCGGTACCGGGCAGGGCAGGCTGATCGGCAGCCGCATGAAGTGGACCTTTGGGCCGGGATCGGCCATCACGCATCACCGTCGGTGCCGACGGGCAGCGCGGGCGAGTCGCGAAGCCCTAAGGCGGAGAGCGGATCCAGGCGGGCGAGCTCGCTGCGCCGGCCACGCGCCAGCGCGGCGACCTCGCGGCCGTCGCATGCTTCGACGTGATGATCCCAGGCGTCGCGAAGGTCGCGGCGGTACTTCTCGCCCCACTCGGGATCCTCGAGGGGCAACTGGCCGAGCCGGTCGACGTCCTGGCGGTCAATGAACGACGCGACGAGCGGGTGCATCTCGGTGGCACGGCGCATGACTGCCGCGCGTCGGGCAGCCTCGCGGTCGCGCAGGCTCAGGTAGGCGCCGGCGGGCGGCTGGGCGCGCAGAGCGCCGCCGGGCCCGAAGATCAGCCGGTAGGCCTCGTCGAACGTGGGGCGGGACGGGTCGCGGCGCGCGGCGGCGAGGAACTCGCTCGCGCTCGGGCGAAAGCGGTGACCCTCCAGCAGCAGTCGGCGCATGCCGTCGGCGGCCGCGGGCGGCTCGAGCGCGTCGAGAAGGATCCGCCACGACTGGGCGGCGTGGTCGTCGAAGCTGCCGGGCCACGCCTCCTCGATCAGCCCGCAGAAGGCGTCCCACTGCTCGTCGGTCCAGCTCACGTCACGCCTCCTGTGGCAGGGGTCATCAGGTCCTGCATCGCGGCGCCGCGCCGAGCGCGACGCGCCCGGTCATCGCTGGGAGTGGGGCGATGCCCGGCTGCCGCCATGTCGGGCTCGCGGTCCAGCCAGTTGCGAAATGAGGCGACGACGTCGCGCATCCCTCGACCCTGCCCGGGGCCGTCCAGCCAGTAGGTCTCAAAGTCGGCGGCCGCCTTGGCATGGGGCTTGCGGGGCCGGGCCGCGATGGTGCGGGCCACGCCGGCGCGGGCCACCGCGATCGCGCCCTTCGCTGAGGCGACCCGCTCGAGCATCCTGAGCGTCTCGTCGACCGCCGGCGCGAGCTCGACGGGGAAGTCGTCGGGCAGCGAATCGTGGTCGACGGCGGCGCGGCTCGCGCGCGCAGGCGCGACCGGCGCCTCAGTGGGTTCTTCCATGCCCTTGCCAGTGCCCTTGCCGTTGCCCTTGCCCTGTGACCCCTCGGGGGGGTCAACGGACGGGCTGACGGGGGCCTCCTGGGGGTCGGCAGGGGGTGCCGAGGGGGTCCCGACAGGGGCATATTGGGGTCGCGGGACGTGCTTCCACAGCCAAGAATCCGCGTACTGGTCGAGGAATCGCGCGACGAACGGGTGCCCGACGCCGACGCTCTCCAAGTCGGTCAGGATCGACTTGGCGATCGACGGCGACTTGGTACGCAGCCGTTTCACCCGGGCGCGGACCCACATGACCCGCCCGTCGTAGAACGCGAACCGGTGCTCGGCGAGCTCGGCCAGGGCGGCGTCGAGCGTGTCGGAGTCCCAGCCCGTCTCTAGCTGCATCGCCGGGCGCGCCACCTTGTACAGGCCGGCCATCCCGCACCGCTGGTTCGTCCACGACCACAAGAACACGCTGCGAGCCGTCGGGCTCAGCGCCAGGATGTCCGGATCTGACCAGAACCCGTTGTCGATGTCCTCACGACGGCTCATCGCTCTCGCGCAGTGTTCACTCAGCTGCTTCGCGGAGTGCGTCCGTATCTGGCACCTGGCTAATCAGTAGCTCGTCGATCACTGTGAGCAGCGCCGCATGCATCGCGCGGGCTCGCTCGAGCGACGGCCGTGACCGCTCAGGCACCGGGTTACTGCCGAGGTGCTGCTCGACGAACGTGATCCACGCCTTTGCGTTCTTGCGGTCAGCGTCGACGAGTCCACCGATGCGCTCCTGGCGGTTCATGGGGCCGCTGTTGCCCTTCGTCATGGCGCGCACAGCGGCGACGGTCACAATGCCGTGCTCGTTGCGCGGCAGCGACTCAAGAGTCTGACGGCGGGCATCCGCCGACTGCGGCGGGCCCATGTACGCCTGATGGGCCTTCCAGGTGGCGGAGGGTACCCGGGTACCCTCCGGCCATGCGTGCGCGACTTTGCGATACGCAGTGAGTGTCTGCGGCTCTCCGTTGATCTCAACTGCGAGCGCCCGGATCGCCTTCGCGACACCGGTGTTAACGTTCGGTCGGCCCATCGGCATGAGTTCGAGGATCAGGTCCCCGAGCTCCCACGCCGCGCTCTCGCCGGCCTTGACGAGCGTGCGGCATCGGTCGAGCGTCGTGTCCTCCCAGATCGGCTCTTCGAGGTCGACGCGTTCCATCGTCATCGTCATCGCTTCACCTTGTCTCGGGCGTTCGCCATGGCCGTCAGCTCGCGCGCCAGCCACACGGCCTGGTCTGGCTTCAGGCGCGAGCAGGGCTCCGGAACCGTCTTGTGCTGGGGGGTGAAGAAGGTCACGCAGACGTAGCCGTCAACCTTCTCGATCTCGAACGTGTTGCCATCGTCGTCGCGGACCGCGCGAGCGGTCACGGCTACCACTCCCAGCGACGCTTGCCACGCGTCTGGCGCTCCTCGGCGCGCCGGACGGTGATCTCGACGTCGTCGATCTCCTTGCGGGCGTCGTTGAGGATGCGCTGCCACTGATCCGGCGTCGCCATGTACGTATTCCTGCTCTCCGCGACGCGCTTGAGCTGGTCGCACGCGTCGATGATCTTGGTCATCTGCACGCGCGTCTTCTCTTTCGCTCGCGCTACACGCTCGAGGTGCTCCGTCGTCAGGTCGACGCCGTCGTAACGACGCGTGTCACCAATGCTCACTAGGGTCTCCTTTCGGGGGGTTGAGGAGCGTCACGCGGCCCCATTCGCAACTGCCCGGGATGGGCGCGCGACGCAGCCGGGATGGGGCCTGCCGACGGTTCGCCCGCGCGGATGGTGCTGTCGCCGAGGCGGCTGGGGTGGTGGACGGCGAGGACGCGGTCGAGGGGGACGTGGACGCCGGCGATGACGGCGTAGGCGCCGGTGCCGGCGACCCGGCGGACCGTTCCCTCAAGGCGGGCCTCATCGGCGGCGTCGATGGTGATGCTAATCCTGCGTCCGAGCGCCCAAGCACCTCGCAGCTCCCAAGCGATCGCATCGACGGGGCGAACGAGGGCGGTGCTCACTGCGCCTCCGGCGGGACCTGGATGACCTGGCTGATCGCGCTGGGCGCGAGGTACATGAGCCGGGAGGGAATGAACCCGTCGTTGATGTGCCAGCGCGTGAGGGCGGTGACCGGGCGCTGCTCCTCCAGGTCGGTCGGCTTGCGCTGGATGAGGATGATGAGGTCGGCGCGGCGGGCGAGGCGGTGGACGATCCGGCCGTCGCGCATGTGCACGTCGACTCTCACGCCGGTGCCTGCTGGTGCTGACGGGCGCGGTCGTACAGAACGCCGCTGATGATCATGTCCCTCACGAGCGTGGTGAACATCTCGGGCAGGCTCACGTTGCCCGTCGAGACGAGCGCGGAGGCGTAGCGGGCCATGGCTTGCGCGACGTCGTCGAGCTCGGCGAGGTCAAGGTCGAGTCCGACGAGGATGCATCGGTACTCCTCGTCGGACATCCGCTCGCCGGTGCGCTGATGGTCGGGGTCGCCTAGGGCGGCCGCCTTGCGCTCGTCAAGCGCACGGATGGCTTCCCACACGGTCATGGCATCCCCATCAGGCGGCCTCTGCATCGGCTAGCTCAGGGCGCTCGCACTCAGCGATGAGCGTGAGCAGCTCGTCGAGCTTGGCCTCGATGCGGGCGAGAGCTGTTTGATGCTCGGGCAGGACGGGCGTGTCGTTGCCCAGGAGGAGGTAGCTGACGTCGACGTCAAATACTCGGGCGAGTCGTCGTGCGTTCTCGTAGCCGATACCGCCGCGTTCTCCCCAGGTTTGGGCTGTGCGCAGGGTTACTCCACATTCCCGTGCGATGCGTTCCCATGTGAGGTCGGGGCGGCTCGCCTTGAGGGTGCGGATGCGTTGTGCGCGGGCTTCGGAGAGGCGAGTTTCGTCTGGCGTCATCGCTGCTCTGCGCGTGGTTCTGCGCCTAGTTCTGCGCGCGTTTCTGCGCTTGACGGCGCGCACGCTACCACGCAAACTTGACGCGAGTGTTTCGCGCGTCGAGGGAATACGCGCAGTTTGCGTGGTCAGGGTCAGCAAGCGGACTTAGCCTGCGCGCCCTCATGGCGCTTCGACGCGAGGAGATCGCTCAACGGATCGGGGGCCTCCGCCGCGCTCGAGGTAGCCCACCCCAAGAAGTCGTCGCCCATGAGATGGGTGTCGCGCACCGCACCTACCAGGCCTGGGAGGCCGGCAGCAGCCGGCCGACCTACCGCAATCTCGAGCGGATCGCGCGGTACTTCGGCGTTTCGGAGCGATTCATCCTGACCGGTGACGAGGCCACTGAGCCTGCCCCACTGCCGCAATTGGATCGCATCGAGACGAAGCTCGATCGGCTCCACGAGGCGCTGCAAGACATCGTCGCGCGCGTCGCGCGGACCGAGCAGCGGATCACGGAGCTAGGAGACGAAGCGATGCAGCGCGCTCTTGAAGCCCGGCCCGCCAGCGGATCTGAGCCGCAAGCTGACGCACAATCTGGGCGTCATGGTCGTCGAGCAGGTCCGCGGCCGCGCTGAGCAGCTCGATGGCCTGAGCGGGGTCTGTGGATGTCGCCACTGCCGACAGGTGCGATGCGATCGGCTCGTTCACCTCAACCGGCACCGTAGCGGCCGGATCAGCACGCGACAACGGCCAATTCGCGTCGCAATCTTGACGAATGTGATACGACCCGTGCGTTCGCAAACGCGACACGGCACGGGTCGAAATCCTCCCGGTCGCCGAGAACCTGGCGCATCAACGCTAGTAGTTCAGGCCGGGCGCGAAACGGCCGATACTTGATCGAGGGGCGGACTGTAGGGCCCCGACGCTCGGGCCACCGTCGGCCCCGCGACGCGCCAACGTCCGGGGCCCGGCACAGGAGGAGATATCTCCCATGCACACCAAGGGTACGCGAGCCACCATGCTCGCCCTGATCACCGCGGCCGCCGCGTTCAGTGCTGGCTGCGCCAGCGATTCCCTGCCGTCGGCGAGCGAGCAGCGCGTCACAGATCGTGAGCACAGCGCGCCGATGGGCCGAACCTCGCCCAAGCCCCACCGTCCGAGTCCGATGGGCTGCCTGCGTAAGCAGGGCACGATGGACCCCGAACAGCGCATGTCGACGATGTGGCGCGGAATGAACCCGATCAACGGCACGGCGATCATCGTCCAACGCGAGCGTTCCGAAGCAGATGCCATCGAAGCCATCTCCTGGGTCTCCGCAATCGAGGCGTACGTGGCTGGGAAGTACTCCGTGACTGGCCCGCTCAAGGGCAAGGACCCGCTGCATTACACGAAGTCCGTGGCGATGTGCCTCGACCGCAAATGAGCCGCGCGCGCTCAAAAACGGGGGGGACGTTCGCGGCGATCGTCGCCACCACCATGATATGGCGAATCGACGACGAGTAGGGCGCCCTGAAATGACGAGCGCCCCGGCCTGGTTCGGCCGGGGCGCTCTGGTTCGTCGTTCCGGATGGGGGGTTGGTCCGGTTGACGCTATTCGGCCGGTTCGGGCTCCGGCTCAGGCTCCGGCTCGCCGGGGACGGGGTCGTCCGGGTCCGGCTGCGGGGTTTCCGCGTGGATCATTTCGATTCCTCCTGGTCGGGGGTTGTGAATCGGCGGCTGGCGATCAGACGCGCGGCGACCGGCAGCAGCGCTAGGAGCACGGCGACGATCGCGTTCTTGCGCGGGGTCGGCGTGGCCGCTGTCACGACCCGGTCGCGCAGTGTTGGCGTCGGTCGGCGGCGGATTCTCGGCAGTCTCATCGTGTCCTCAGTGGGCCTCGTCGGGTACAGACCACGCCGCGTCTGGCCAGCGCCTTCTTGCGGCGCACGGCGTTGCGCTCGGCCTTGCCATGGTGTCGGCCATGCGTCCTCCAGAAGTTGAGCTTCCGGCACGTCACCCGGTCCGTGGCGGTCGGCTTGTAGCGGTGCTTGACTTGCCCGGCGTACTTGCGGGCGAGCTGGATGATCGGGTCCACGGAGAACCCAGCCGAACTCACGTCGGGGTGTCCGCCGGCGCACGCCCCACCCGCCCTGTGGTCAGTGATGCCAGGCCGGATGACGCGGCAGTCGCGCACGATCGCGCGCTGCAGCGGGATCTTCCAGCGCTTGGAGATCCCGGCGATGACGTGCGCCACCTTGCGTCGGCATGCGCCCGGGCAGTACGGCTCGTTCGGCCCGCCGGGGTGGACGATCTCGAAGCTGATGCCGACCGGGTTCAGCGCGGCTTGCGTCCAGCTCTTGTCGGCCTCGCGGACGATGTAGTTGCACTTGCCCTCGGCGTCCACGATGTAGTTGGAGCTCGCCTGCGACCGGGCCTGGTTGAACCACGCGGTGATCGCGTTGACATCCCCCCAGCCCTTGGTGTTCGCGGAGCCCGTCCAGTGCATGAAGATCACGTGCGGCGCGACCCCGTTGCGGGAGCTGTGGTTCGCCACGAAGTTCGACCGGCACCCAGGCGTCGATGGCGCGGCGAACGGCAAGTTGAGCGGCAGGAGGTCCTTGAGCGCGAGGCGCTTCTGCTGCTCTTGGCCGGCCTCGATGTCAGCCTTGGGCACGCCGGGCGGGGTCTCGTCCTTGCCCCCGGTGTCCTCGTTCTGGCGGGCCTGCTGCTTGACCGCGATCTTGGGGACGGTGAGCGTGTGGTCCGGCGTCTTGTTGGCGTCGGAGCCGTCGAGGTTGACGACGACGACGCCCTTGCCCTGCTGACCGCCCTGCTGGGTTTCGCTCTTCTTCTTCTCCTCCTTGGATGTGAGCGAACAGCCACCCAGCGCGACGACCGCGAGGCCCAGGACGAGCGCAGCGAGAACGCGGCGCATCAGCAGCCGCCGAGGAGCAGGACGAGCGCCACGATGACGGCAATGACGATCAGGCCGACCACCCACACCGTCGAGGACAGGAAACCGAAGACGCCTCGGCCCGCGGGCCGGTCGTCGGGGGGAGACATGGCTACCTCCTGATTAGGTCAGCACGGCAGACGGCGCGCGAGGCTGCCCGGCAGTTGGCGCAGCAGGTCGCAGATCAGGACGCGCACCTGGGCGGCAAGGTCATCGATGGTCGGTCCCGGCGGACCCATGGGGCCGGTCGGTCCGCGTGGGCCGCGTTGCCCGTCCGCTCCCGGCTTGCCCCGTGGTCCCCGGGCTCCCGTCCTGCCGCGTGGGCCCGGAGTCCCCGGGGTTTCCGTGGGCGCGCGGGCACGCTGTAGGTTCGGGGGCGGTAGGGCGAACGATGATGAGGGCGGGAGCTGCCCGCCCGCGCGCTCGCCCAGCGCCTTGCAGTCACGGGGTCGCAGATCGCGCAGGGACCGGCGGTATTGGCGCAGCAGGATGGTGCGCTGGCGCTCGGTGACACCTGCATAGGCGGGATCGCTCAGCAGGGCGATCGCGACGTTCACGAGGTCGCCGACCACCCGGTTGGAGCGGTTGGTGAACCGGCAGGCGCGAGTCAGGCTGGCGCGCAGCCCGTCGATCTGCGCGCGGCGCAGCTCAAAGATCCGCTGGGTGTTGTCGTCGACGCGCTCGATGAGCGCCCGGTTCTCCTTGGTCACTCGCTCGAGCTGGGCGACCTGCTGGCCGAGCCTGCCTTGAGTGAGGATCGCCAGCACGACGCCGGTGACGGCGAGCGCGCCGAGGACGAAGCTCAGCACCACGATCAACGTGGTCTGCAGGTCGAGCCGACGGACCCAGCGCATCACGAGAGCAGGACGAGAAGAACTAGGCCCGCCAGGATGTCGACCGCCACCACCGTGATCGCCGCCAGCAGTGCCACACGGATGGCACGCTGGGACTGGCGGGCGCCCATCTCCCACTTGACCCGCGGCGCCGCCTTGCTTAGCGCCAGCTCGATCGCCTCGTTCAACTCGGCAAGGCGGTAGGGCTTGACGACGTAGCTGTCCACGCCGGCATAGAGCGCGGACAGCAGCGTGGCGGTGTCGCTGTAGCCGCTGACGGCCACGACGGCGGTGCCTGGATAGCGCTGGCGGATGCTGGCCATGAGACTCATTCCGGACTCGCCGGGAAGCCCTATGTCGCACAACGCCACATCGAACGGGGCTCCGTCCAAGGCTAGGCGCGCCTCAGCGGCGTCCACCGCGACCGTGAGGTCATAGTCGCGCAGCAGCGCCGCCAGCAGATCACGCTCGAGCGGATCGTCCTCGACCACCAACAGGCGCATCATGTCGGGACCCTGTAGCTGTAGCACCGTCTGCCGGCCCGGGCGGGAAAGATCGGCGTGCGTTCCACAACACCAGCCCTCCAGAGGCGGTTCAGGCGGTCGTTGGCCGAAGAGAGTGCGATCCCGAGCGAGTCAGCGAGCACGGATGGAATGCGCTCCCTATCCGGTAGGTGCGCGCGTTCCTCCAGCCACAGGAGCGTGCCGTTCTCGAGCCCGACGATCTGTGCCCGGACACGCACCCGCTCAACGTAGGCTGCGGATGTCGCGATCTGAGCGGAGAGCCGCTCATCCTCCGCATACAGAGCGCGGAGACGACGCGCGAGGGGATCCATCGGCGGGCCCCAGCCCCCCTCAGTGGGGGGCCGCGATGAGGAGGGCGACGATCGCCCCGATGATCGTGGCCACGATCGCACTCGTCAGGCCCCACAGCGCCGTGCGGGTTGCGCGGCGGTCGGTTGAGGCCTCGTTGTCGCGCTTGGCCAGGTCGGTGCGGATGCTGGTCACCTCACGCTCGAGCGTGATGGCGGCGGACTCCAGGCGGGTGACGCTCAGCGCCAGCGGCTGGAGATCGTTGACGCGGGCGCGCAGGTCGACGAAGCGCTCGGCGAGTATCGCCACCTCCCGCTCTATGCGCAGCAGGCGTGACTCTGCGGTCTCGGGCATTCTCCACCGATGACGCGGGTCAGAGCGCCTCGCCGACCCCGGGCAGCGCGCGCGGCTCGAGCGTGGCCGGCGGGGCGGCGGAGGCGGTGTCGATCGCCTCGCGGACGAGATCGCGCTGCACGCGGGCGACGTCCTCGAGGCTGCGCCGCTGCCAGCGCTTGTCGTCGTCGGCGAATAGGTAGTCGCGGACGTCCTCGTAAGCGATGACGCGCTGCTCGGTGAGCGCCTCGCCGTCCTCGTCGAGCATGGCCAGGCCGTCTTCGTCGAGCATGGGGACGACGTCTGTGACTTCTCGGCCGACGATGAGCCGGTAGATGCTGGCTTCCTCATCGTGGGTGTGGGAGATGACGACGTAGCTCACAGGACCCGCACCAGCCAGTTATCGCACTCGTAGGGCTGCATGTTGGTGTGGGCGCCGCCGCCGCCGCTGGCGGTGAGGTCGACGGGCCCGCCGGTGCCCGGCTGGGCGAGCACGGTGACGGTCGGCGAGGTCTCCGGCACCGACGCGGATCCGGTGGCGACGGTGAGGTTGGGGACCTCGGCGCTGGTGAGGGTGTGGCGCTCCTCTCCGCCGTTCTCGCCGCGCGCCCGGTTGCTGTTGGGTAGACGCCCGGCGGCACCCTGGGCGGTCGCCATGTTATCCGCACCGATGGAGGCGCGACCGCGCTTGTCGGGGATGCGCACCTTGTTGGAGCCGGGGTCTACACCACCGTTGTAGATATGCCCGACGGCGGTGTAGAACGCCGAGTAAGTGGTGCGGTCGATGAGGCGCCCATCGGCGAGCAGCCAGTCCCCGCCAGCGGGATCGCCGTTACCGGCGTAGGGCAGCATCCCGCCGATCGGCGGGAGCCCGGGGATCGCGTCTGCGCCGCCACGGGCGTGCTGGGCGGCGTGAGAGCCAGCGGCGGCCTGCTTGGCGCCGGTGCCCAGCGTGCGCAGCGACGCGGTCGCCGCCGCGGCGTCCTTGAGGTTGAGGTCAATCCATGCGCTGCCGGTATCCAGCGACAGCACGCCGGTGTCGCTCGAACGGTAGAACCGATTGACGATCCCTGCAGCCGGGCGACTCGCGGCGCTGCCGTAATCGATGCGGGCGGCGACGACTTCAAGTTGCGCGACGATCGCGCGGATGATGTCGTCACCCTGGCTGACCAGATCGGTCGCAGACGGGCCGACCAGCCCGAGCCGGGCACTTGCGGTTTCAGGCATCGTGCTCCTAGGGGACGGTGCTCATCGCGTCTTGCCAGGTGCCAGTCGCCGTCGCCCACGTGGAGGTGGGCTCAGGCCAGGTGGGGCCATCGGCGACCGAGTAGGCGAGGATCAGACCAGCGGGCTTCTGTCTACGCAGCGCCGCCTCGACGACCGCCGGGTCCGGGGTCTCGGCGGTGCGGGTGGAGATGCTCACCCGGTAGGCGGAGCCGTCACGCTCACGGAACACGACCAGCTTGGTGCCGGTCAGATACCGGGCGGCGGTGGCGATCATCGCCGCCGGTGTGCCGCGCTGGAACGCCGGGGGCGAGGTGATTTCGGCTCGGTGCTCGTCGTCTGTGAGGCCGGGCGTCAGTCGCACGCCGGCGAACTGCGCCAGCCAAGGCAGCGCCCACACGGGCGCTCGCGGGGGGTCAAGGACCGCCGACCAGCCGGGGCCATCATCGGTGTCGCGCACGATGGACGGCAGCTCTCCCATCGCGCTCGCGATCCCGGCGAGCAGGATCAGGAATGGCCAGTCGAGGCTCTCATCGGCGGGTTGGCTGACCCCGAGCTCGTCGTATAGCTGCTCGGCGACATCGGGGACCGTGGGGCGAGCCATCAGGAGACGCTTCCCGAGATGGCTCCCGCACGCGGTAGGGCGGCGGGCCCGGCGAGGGTGACGTCGGCCGTGTCCTGGGCGCCGCCGCCGAGTGCGAGGGTGAGCGCGGTGACGTGCCGGATGCCCTCCACGTCGTACAGGACGCCGAAGAGGTCGTTGCGCCGCAGCGTGGTCTCGTTGATCCAGGCGGTCGCGTCGCCGCCCGGGGGTCTGCCCCAGGTGGCGGGGTCGAGGAAGTCGGTGATCGCCTGCTCGGCGGCCGTCTCGACGGTGGCGGCGTCGAAGTCGTCGTAGGCGGTGGCGGTGAAGCTGACGTCGACCGTGGTGTAGGTGGGGTCGATGACGTGCACGGCGATGTTGAGCACCCGGTTGGCCTCGAGGTCGGCGGCGATGTCCGCCTTGGGGGAGGAGCCCAGCGCCTCGCCTGCCGTGTCGTGGACGGCGACGGTGACGTGCCCCTCGGCCGCGGCGTCGATGGGCGGCCCGGGGTCGTAGTTGTCGATCGCCAGCGCCCGGCCGACGAGCGGGTTGCGCCGCGCCAGCGCCTCGAAGTCCCCGATGAGGATCGCCTTCGGGGAGAGGGTAGGCAGCTCGTCGGCGAGCCGGTCGGCGTAGTCGGTGGGATCCTCGGCGTCCGTCCCGCCGGCCGTGGTGCCCGACAGGGCGACCGACTCGACGAACACGTAGGTCGGTGCGACCAGGGTCACGGTGGCGCCAGTCAGGTCGTTCGCCTGGGTGCCGGCGTCGACGGCCTCGATGTTGGTATTGGCGCTGCTCGAACCGGCGGCGACGGTGAGATCGTCGATCGTCAGGAATGCGACGCCGTCGATGTCGAGCTGCGCGCCGGCCGGCACCGTGTATCCGGCAATGTCGACCATCGTGAACGTGGCGGTGCCGGTCGCCTGGGCGGCCTGGAGCGCGGGGACGCCGAGCACCGCCTCCCCGAAGTACGTGAAGATCGCGAGCGGCACCTGTCCAGCGAGGACGGCGACCTCGACGGCCATCTGCGCGACCGCGATGAGGATCCACTCCTCGATCGGGCTCGGCGCCCACCCCGGTTCGGCGAGCGCCTGGATCGCCTCGATGCCGTCCTCGTAGAGGGCGGTGGCGTCGGTCGTAATGGCGAGGTCGATGTAGTCGGAGATGGCCGATCACCGCCCTTCCGCGCGCCGGACGATGTCGTTGACGGATATGCCCACGCGATGCCGTATCGACGCGCCAGCGAGCCCCGGCTTTCGCCGCAGCGGTAGGACTGCACGAGGTCCGCTCGCTGTGCGTCCGTGAGCTTGGCCTTGTGGTTCCGCTCGCCGCACGGCGGGCCGCCGCGATGGCGGCCCTTGTCGAGCATGTCGGCGGTGTTCTCCTTGTGGGTGCCGAGGAACAGGTGCGCCGGATTGCAGCAGGTACGGTTGTCGCAGCGATGGCAGACGAGCAGCCCGTCTGGAATCGCCCCCACGCCGATGATGTAGGCGAGGCGGTGGGCATTGATCCGGGGCGCGCCCCGGCCTCCGGTGCGGATCTGCCCGTAACCGCTCGGGGTTGAGCGATCCGGTCCACGGCCAGCACTCGTCTTGCGATCGGCGGTCGACCCGCCGCCACAGCCGCTTCGCAAGGTCAGGCACGCCGCGCCCCGCTGACGTCGACGCGGATCGTGGCCCTCGTCGCGTTGAGGAGGTCGAGGACCTCGTCCACGGTGGGCGACAGCCGCGGGTCGGACTGCCGGATCTCGGCGGCCATCCGGTCCACGTCGATCGGGCGCTGCTCGAACAGCGGGGAGGTCACGCCGAATCCGGGGTTGTCGTTGCGCAGACCGCGCGGTGTGCACGCGATCACCGCCGCGGACCCGCGGAGCTCCTCGGCGGAGTCCTGCTCGACGACCGCGCCCAGGCGGAACGGCCACGCCATATGCGGCAGGTCGGCCATGGGCTCGTCCTCCTCAGTCGGGTTGCCAGGCGACGACCCAGGCGCCGCCCTGCTCGTCGAACGCCACCAGGCAGCGCACGCCTGCCGTCGGCTCGAGCGCGCCGCGCGGCATGTACACGCACTCGCTGAACTCCTGCTCGTCGTCGTCGAAGGCGGGGATCGTCACGTCGACCAGCCCATCGACGGGGTCGCTCGCGACGTACCCCTCCAGCAGCCGAACCATCGGTCAGGCCTTCCGGGCGCCGACGTGGATGTGGCCCATGTGCCCGCCGTACTTCGGGGTGCGCCAGATGATCTGGATGCGGTAGCCCTGCCACTGAAACGTGTCGGCGTCGATCGTCTCGCCGAGCGTGTAGTTGCGCCCGAATGCCCACCCGATCCGCACGACGGCGTCGTCGAGCTTGGGGGAGGGCGGGCCGGTGATCGCGTCGATCCCCTTGACGGCGATGTCGCGCGCCGCCATGTGTGCGTTGTTCTGGGAGTGGTCCGACACGTTGCCCGAAGTGGTGATCGACCCGGGGCGGTAGGCGGACGACACGTACGTCCCGAACGACTTGGCGATCGCGGCGCATCGGTCGACGATCCCGGCGGCGCCGTCGCGCTCCACGGTCTCGTCGGGGATCTTGCTCTTGACCTTCCGCGTCGACGACGCGTCCTCGTCGCGGGTCGTGATGTCCGGGGCGGGCTCCTTCAGCGCGGGGACCGGCTTGGTGAGCGTCACCTGGCAGTCGGTGGGGTCGAGGAGGTTCTGGTCAACCTCCTTGACGATCCACCGGCCCTTCACCGGCCCCCACTTATCGCCGAGCAGCGCGACGATGCTGCCGGGGACGAGCTCCCAGCGCCGCGCATGGACCTGCAGCCCCATCTCGGCGACGCGCTTTCCGTGGTCCCAGTCGTACGTCGGGCGGTCGATGAGACCCTCGCCGAGCGGGTCGTGCAGGACGAGGCTCGCCGGGGTGGTAATGAGCAGGTCGTCGGAGACGAAGATCACGACGCTGGCGGCGGTGTACAGCCGCCACTGCACCTGCTCGGCGAGCCGCGTCATGGCGTCCCAGCTGTTCTCGCCCTTGGGTCCGTCGGGGTAGCCGCGCATGAACCGGTACTGCTTGGCGTAGGTCACCGTGTCGGTGTCGGCGCCGTCACCCTTGTTCCAGGCGGCGAGGATCGCATCAGCTTCCTTGCGGTACTTGTCGTAGAAGCTGGGGTTCTCCCCCGACGCCTCGACGCGGGTCGCGATCGCCCCCGGGCTGATGTTTGGCTCGTCCCGGGCGAGCTTGATCGCCCCGCCGGCTTGGAAGCCCTTGCCGCCCTTGAGGAAGTAGCGGGCCTGCTGCTCGGTGTCCTTCATCGGGATGTTCTTCGGGTGGGCCTGGAACACCCCGGCGTACCCGCTGCCCGCCGCGTTCGGGATGGCGGTGAACGAGGACTCGCCGATGCCGGCGACGAGCATCGCCAGTCGGGCACGCGGCCCGGCGTTCATCTGGTCGGCGACGGTCAGGGCGGTCGCCATCTCGCGCATCTGCTGCGCGTCGGCCGTCTGCCCCTTGATCTTCAGCTTGACCCCGTCGTCGAAGCCGGTGTCGCCGTGCGGCGGCTTGGCGTCCGGGTAGTCGGGGGTCGCGATCGGCTGGCGGCGGCTGCTCTCGGGGCTGTAGAACGGGATCTTGAGGAGCTTGACCTCGTCGACCATCGCCTTGATCGCCTCGGCCCGAGTGAAGAGGCCGCGCCTCCAGGTCTTGGGTTTGGTGTGCTGGCGCAGCAGCGCGACGACGCGGTCCTCGAAGGTCAGCTCGAGTGTGGACGGGTCCTGGCGGGACGCCTTGACGAGCCGGAAGTCGAGCGTGTCCAGCCGCACGTCGACGGCGTGCATCCGGCCGGTGTGGCCGATGTCGAGCAGCTGGGACGCCTCGATCAGCCAGTCGGGGTCGTGCACGGACACCTCGAGCGTGGAGGCACCCTCGATCGTCATGCGGGCGCGGGCGGCGACGATCCGCTCGTGCACGTCGACGCCGGGGATGCCGCGGGCGACCGGGTTGAGGTACAGCCGGTCGATCCCGGCGCCACGCTCGGCGGCGTGGCCCTGCGCCTGGCGCAGCCGGGCGCCGAACGACCAGGCCGGTGCGGCGTCCCTGACGGGCATCTACGGCACCCGGACGTGCGTGCCGGCGGTCAGCCGGTGGCGCGGGTCGCGGATCTTCGGGTTGAGCGTCGCGAGCTCCCGCCAGCGGCCGGCGTCGCCGAGCTTGGCGCGCGCGATCGACGTGAGCGTGTCCCCCGACTTCGCGGTGTAGGTGCTGCGCGCCCGGGGCGTCTTGGCGTGGATGCGTTCGCGCGCGTGAGCGGTCTGCGCGGCGAGCCCCTCGTCGGTGACGTGCTGCAGCAGGCTGACGGTGACCGCGGCGCGCGTCCAGTTGCCATACCGGCGTCCCTCGTGGAAGACGTCGTTGACGATCACGCTCTCCTCGTCGAACTCGAGGTCGGTGATCACCCAGCGGTTGTCCTCGCTGGCGTGGTAGTCGTGGGGCATCACGCCGGCGGTGTCCACCACGATCGGTGGGGGCTCGCTGACGCGGCGGTGCTCGTGTTCGCCGCGGCCGGCCATCGCCTCGAGCACGGTCAGCGCCGCCTCGATGCTCTTGCCCTCGGCGTAGTTGTCGATCATCAGCGGCAGGCTGACCCCGACGGGCTTGAACCCCCGCCACGCGGTCAGCGACGTGCGGCCCGGTCGGTCGACCTCCTCCCAGCCGCCGTAGCCCTGCGTGACCAGCGGCGCGCGTTCACCGAGCTCGCAGATCAGGGTGAGCGCCTGGTCGTCGGCGACGGTGAGCTTCGCCCAGCCGGGGTCGACGGTTTCCGCGGCGAACGCGGCGCCGGTCACCGGTGGCATCGCGCTACCTCCGCGCCTTCTGGTCGGCGTGGACGCGGTCGGTGGCCTTCGCGACCTCTCGGCCGTGGACCTTTACGTGCGTGTGGATCACGATGTCGCCGCGCGCCCGGCCGGCGTGGGCGCGGGGCCCCGGTGCGCCGCGGGTGCGCGCCCGGGAGGCTCGTCGGAACCGCTCGCGCTCCTCCTCGGGCGGCAGCCCGGCGTCGTCGGGGTTCAGGAAGAAGTCGGCGGCCGCGGTGGCCACCGCGGCGGGTCCGCCCCACTTCAGGAACTTGGGGCCGAGGCGCACGACCCTGCCGCCGGCGCGCTTGAGCCAGCCGCCGGCGCGCTTGAGCCACCCCTTCTTGGCGGGAACCGGGGTAGGCACACCGCCGCCCCCGCCGCCCGGCCCGATTGGTGGAATCCCTGTGGGGGTCGGCAGCTTGCCGATTCGCCTTCGCCACCCGCGCCGGAAGGCGGCGGCGGCGAGGCGACCGAGCGCGCGGAACCCGCCCAGCCACGCGGTGAGGACGGTGAGCCCGAACAGCTTTCCGTAGATGCCGGCGTTCCACCAGCCGAGGAAGAACCCTTTGGCCGCCGCGGCGCCGAGTTTGCCAGCTGCGCTCATCAGCTTCGGGGCGGCGGCCTCGAACGCGTCGGACAGCTTGTCTCCGAGCTTGAGTCGCTTGATCGCGTCGCCGAGCTCGTCCCAGAGCGGGCCGAGCTTCTGGCGGATCCGGTCGCGACTGAGGTCGATCTTCTCGGACAGGTCGAGCTTGCCGTACTTGGCGCTGCGCGGGTTGAAGATGCGCTGGATCGACTCGGCGGTGTCGTTGAGCGCCGGGAACACCCGCGAGCGCAGCTTGTTGAACAGCGGCCCGGTGAGCGCGCCGAGCATCTGGTTGACGTTGTCGCGCAGCGTGGACAGCTGACCGGAGAACGTCTTGGCCTGCTTGGCGCTCATCCCGCCGAACGTGTCGTCCCACTGCTTCTTGAGCGCGCGCAGCCCCTTCGTCGAGGAGATGTGCTGCTTGCCGATGTCGCCGAGCTCCTCTCTAGTAACACCAAGGTCCTTGGCGAGTTTGGCCATGTCGACGGCGCCGAGCTCCTGTAGCTGGCGCAGGTCCTGGGCCTGCAGGGTGCCCTTCGACTTGATCTGGCCGATCGCGAGGACCATGCGGTCGATGCCGCCCTGGTCGAGCGCGAGTCCGCTGGCGGTGTCGGCGACCGTCTTGAGCATCGCGTTGGACTGCTCCACGGTGAACCCAAACGCGAGGAACTTGCGGGTCGCCAGCGTGAGGTCAGCGAACTCGAACGGGGTGACCTTCGCGAGGTTGTAGAGGGTGGTCAGCTCGCTGCGCGCCGCCTGCGCACTCCCGAGGAAGTGCGTGAACGCCATCTCGTTGGACTCCATCGACGCGTTGAACTTCAGGCCGGCGCCGACCGCGTAGATGCCGATCGCCTCGAGGCTGTAGGCGGCGTACTTGGCCTGGTTGGCGAAGAACCCGAACGGCGTCGAGATCATCCGACGCCCGAGCTTGTCGAGGCCGCGCCCGCTGGCCTCGGCGGCCCGACCGATCTGGCGGATGCCCTTCTCGGCGAGCCCGGTCTCCTTGGCGGCCTGACGGCCGCCGCGGGTGCGGATGTTGATGAGGACGCCGTCTGCGCCCACGGTCGCGCCGCCGGCCATCACCCCTCCCCTCGTTTGTGCTCCGCGACGATCCGGTTGTTGAGCAGCACCATCGCGAGGCGCTCGACGTCATCGGCTGGCCGAGACGGGTCGGCGCCGAGGAACCTCATGCCGTCCATGCCCTGCATCTGCAGCCGGGCGGCGTCGATCAGGGTTGCCCGTTGCTCTGGGCTTTTCCCGCCTCCTCGATCCTCGCGGCAATCTCGGAGTCGATGCCCTGCAGCCAGTCGACGAGCGCGTCGGCGATCCCCGCGAGCGCGAGCGGCTGGGTGTCGAGGTTGTACAGCTTGGCGACGCAGTCGCGGGCGGTCTTCACGTCGTCGCCCCACCGCTCGTCACCGGCGTCGAATCGCAGCGGCCCGCCCTCCTCCGCCGGGACGAGCTCGCCGGTGTCCGCGTCGCGCCGCAGGATCTCGTCGCAGCAGTCGACGATGAGCTGGCGCTCCTGATCGGCGGACATCGCCCCGACCGTTCGGTACGCGGCGACAACCGCGGTGAGCTTGTCGCGGTCCTGCGGGGGCCGGAACCTGACGACGTGCCGGCCACCCGGCGGGACGGGGACCTCAAGCGTGGCGTGCTTGACGACCTGGTCGCGGACGGCGCGCAGCTCGTCGAGGAAGGTCATCCGATGACGCTGTCAGTCGAGCACTCCAGCTCGAACTCGTCGAGGTCGGTGTCCGAGCCGGTGTCCCCCTCCCCGGGTGCGACACGCAACAGGATGCCCGTGTAGGTGATGCCCTTGCCGCGCGGGTTGCCATCGTCGTCGAGCGGCTGGCGGGTGACCACCATCCGGCCGCGGCCCCGCCGGGACGCCAGCCACTTGAGGTCGACCTCCCCCTGGTCCTCGCGGGCGATCGTGACGTTCTCGACGGTCTGGCGGCCACCGCGGGCGACTTCGCCCTGTCCGGCGCCGCGCGGCGACTTGATCTCAGCGCTGGTGAGCGCGCCACCGGTGAACGTGCGGAACTCGCCAAGCGGCACGCCGTCGACGGACGCGGTAGTGCGAACGAGGTCTCTACGGGGCATCGGGTCCTCCTAGACCGCCGACTCGACAGGAGTGTTGGTGATCTCGATCAGCACCTGACGGGCGTTGGGACTGATCTTCAGCGCGAGCGCCGCCTTCAATTGCCGCGCGGCGAGAGTCTCGGCCGTATTCACCGCAGCGCCAGTTTCGACGCGGAACGCGCCCGCCGGGGTGCCATCGGCGGAATACAGCGCGCCGACCTGGAACCAGCGCAACAGCATCCCGGTGAGGTCCCCCCCGAACGCGGCCAGATCGACGGGGCCCGCGACCGAGCCGAACATGTGCGCGTCGGCGATGTCGTAGGCGTCGGCGACGATGCGCATCACCAGCCGGTTGCCGGCTGCGCCCAGCCACTCGGGGTCGGCGTCTGGATCGACCGGGGTGACGTCGTCGTAGGTCTGCACCAGACCGTCCTTGAGGCGGATGACGGTCACGCCGGCGTCGGCGAGCGTCTCGCGCTCGGAGTCCAGCCGCGCGTACTTCACCCCGAGGGCGAAGCGGCTGGCGCCGTTGCGCCCGGCGACCGCCCGGTTGGGGTTGCCGGCGGCGTCGTTGCGTGCCGCCATCCCCGCCTGCACCCCCGATGGCGGGATCGTGCGGGTCGCGCCCCCGGCAGTCAATGCCGGCGCGGTCAGCCACGGCTCGAGCAGCTGGATGTGACGCGCGAGCTCGCGGCCGAGGGTGCGCACCGCGGTGCCCGCAGCCGCGACCGTCGCGGCGGTGGGAGAGTCGGGAGCGTCGCCGTAGGCGAAGCGGTTGTTGTCGCGGGCGTGGGTGGCCAGCAATGTGTGCGCTGCGCCGCGGCTGTCGCCGGGCATGAGCACCACGCCGGGCCCGAGGTCACGACCCATGCGCGCCAGCGCGGCGGTGCGCTCGGTATCGGTCGCGTTCGTGCGATCATCGGCGCCGCCCTGCAGCGCCAGCGCCGCGGAGTCGGCGAGCGCCCCGGTCGTCAGCGGTGTGATGGTGATCAGGCTGCTGCTGGCCGCCGCCCATGCCTGGGCGGCCGCGATATCGGCGAGCGCCGGGCTGGTCTCCTTGACCACGCCGTCCTCGCTGACGGTGATCACGCCGGATGCGACGGCGACGGTGATGTCGTTGCCCCACGCGCCCTCGCTCACGGCGGTGGCCGTGAACTTCGACGAGCTCGTCGGCACCGCGCGCGACGCCTTGACCGCGGCGGGCCCGGCGTAGCGCGCGAAGAACAGCCGGGTGCCGCCGTCGGCGAAGAACGCCTCGACGGTGTCGTACTCCAGGCCGTTGTAGGACTGACGGTCACCGTAGGCTGCCACCCACTCGCCGAGCGAGTGGACCGCGTCATCCGGGGTGAGCTGTCCGGTGATCGCCCCCCGCTCGGAGAGGCCGACCACGAACGCGGTCCCGGTGTCGATCAGCGTGGTGGCGGGTGGTGCCGCGTCGACGATCTCGACGACAGAGCCCGGAAGGGTCATGCGCTGCTCTCCTTGTCTCTCGTGCCCTTCTGGGCGGCGGGCTCGATCAGCAGCCGCTCATCGAGCAGACGCTTGTCGGCTTCGGGGTCGACGGCCGATGCGGGGATCTCGGCGTCACCGGGAGCGATGTGCATCCCCGACGCGAGAGTCTCTGCGTGGTCGCCGACGAACAGGAACGTCTTGCTCATGGAGTGTCCTCCGGCCGGGTTGCGATGACGGTGATGTCGGCCTCGTTGGGGTTCTCGGGCGCGTCGGGCGGCGCGTACGGGTCGGCGGGCGGCTCGAGTGGTCCGAGTCGGCTGCTGACTGTGTCGCGGACGGTGACCTCGAATGCCGTGCCATAGATCGCGCGCTGCGCCCCGCGCTCGGTGACCCCGAAGGCGTGATCGTCCGGGCCGGCCCAGCGGCAGTTCTCGACGTTGCCGACGAGCGTGCGGTTCTGGATGAGGGCGCCCTTGATCGCGGCGAGGTACAGCGCGGCGAGCATCCGGCCCTCGGTCTCGTCCTTCCCAGCGACCGCGACCGCGACCTCGACGCGCCAGGTGGTGCGGTACACGCCGCGGTCGTGCTCGGGGGTGCCCGCGGTGCCCGGCGAGACGAGCACGATCGCGGGCATCTGCTCGTGCGCCTCGATGTCGAACTCGCTGACCGTCGGCCACGACCGGGGCTCGGGCAGCGTGCGGGCCGGGAGGCCGCGGCGACGCTCCTGGTGGGCGAGGTGCGCCACGATCCACGCCCGCAACGTGTCGCGCACGTATCCCTCGACGGTGTCGGCGTCGATGATGTCACCGAAGACGTCATCCGGCATCTAGAGGTCCTCCACGAGAAGGCGACGCAGCTCATAGACGACGCGCTTGCGCTGGATCCGCGTCAGGCCGACGACGGTGCGCCGCGGCACCCCCTCCCCGCGGTGGTGGAACCGCGCATACCAGACGCGCGTGCCGAACGACAGCGAAGTCGGGGTGACCCGGACGACCTGCCCGCGGGCGCCGCGGACGGTCAGCGACTTCATCAGCTCGCCGGTCAGGATCAAGGGCCGCGTGCCGGCCCCGTGCTCGCGGTGCCAGCGCAGAGTCGACTTCGCGAGCTTGCGCCATCGCTGCCCGCGGCCGTGGAACCGCTCGAGCTGAGCGTCCACAAGCAGATCCACCAGCTTGCGTAGCTGAGGCGTTCCGTCCTCGAGCCGACGTCCGAGGCGCTCGAGCAGCGATGCGGCCTCCTCGGCGCCGCGAACGACGACGTCGACCCGCATGCTCGACCCCCTCACCTCTTAAAGCAGGCGCCGCGTCTAGTCCATCGCAGCGTCGGGGCGCCAGATTTGGTTCACGCGGCGTGCGGCACCGCCATCGTCGGCGCACGGCGCCGTCCGATCGGCTCGAGCAGCTCGAGCGGCGCGATCCCGCGCAGGTACTCGGCGGTCACGTCGAGGCGCGCGTGGCCGAGCTGGCGCTGGATCGCGTACACGTCAACGCCCTCGCGCCACAGCTCGACCGCGTGTTGGTGACGGAAGGCATGCGGGTTGATCCGCCGGCGCAGCCCCGCCGCCGCTCCGAGCTCGCGCAGCTGCCGGCGAGCATCGGTGGACGACAGGGGCTGGCCGATCGTCGGCCCCGACAGGACGCAGAACACGGCACCGAATGGCAGGCGCTGGCGGACGTCCAGCCAGGCCTGGAGCTCGTGCCAGCCCCAGTCGTCCATGGCGCTGATGCGCCGCTTGTCGCCCTTGCCGCGCCGGACGGTGATCGCGTAGTCACCGCGGTTGAGGTCGCGCTCCTCGAGCGCCAGCGCCTCGCTGATGCGCAGCCCCGAGCGCCACAGCAGCACGATCAGCGCGCGCAGGCGCTGCGCGGAGAGCTGGTGGCGTCGGTCGGCGCTGGCGGGCTTGATCGCCCACAGCAGCTTGGCGATGTCCTCGACGGCGATCGGATCGGCCGGGTAGCGTCGGCCCTTCGTGGCTGGTGGGCGCCCAGCGTGGAAGCCGGGCAGCGTCGCCGGCGACCGTAGACGCCCACAGACGTCGAGCAGGCGGACGGTGTCCGGGGTAGGGTCGGGTTGCATGGGAGCTCACATCTCCTGTGCCGGGCCCGGGGCGTTGACGCGCCGCCGGGCCGCTCTATGTGGTGTCGCTACATCGACACGTTTGAGGCGCTGGAGTTGCGCGTTTTGCCTGCCGCTTTCAGCGAACGACCGCGAGGACGAGCAGCACGCTCAGCGCGATCGTGAGCGCGAGGATCGTGTGGCCGAGCAGGGCACCGATGCAGGCAGCCAGGCCGACGAACACGACCGCGTTGGGGTTGACGTTCACGGCTTAAGCGGACTGTCGTTAGTTCCCCGACACGGCAGCTAGCTCTCCCGGATGGCGAGCAGGACCGTCGCGTTGGTCGCGACTGGGGAGCCGATCGTGCCGGTCGCGAGCGGGTGCGCGGTGGACTTGATCGCTTGGAGCAGGTTCGGGATGGTGTCTCCGAAGAGCTGCCCGACGCTGCCGGAGTTGATGTTGAAGCCCTGCACGACGGCGGCGGACCCGCCGAGCGTTCCGCAACTGAACGCTGCGTAGTAGACGACACCAGCGAGCAGCTGTGTCGACGCGACCGTGACCACCTTGCGGCCGGTGCCGTTGAGCAGCCCGTTCGTGGCGCCCTTGGAGACGAGAAGTGTGGCGAGGTCGGAGCTGAAGATCCCGACATCGCAGGCGTCGTCGGCACCGGCAGCGGTGGTGACGGAGAACGCGATCTTGGTGATGGTCATGTCCCGCGACGGCACGAACCGGGCGAGGAACGCCTGATTGGCGACCAATGTCACGTTCGTTGCGGCACCGAGTCCACTGGTCGGGGCGAGAACTCCGGGCTGACCGAAGTCTCGGTCTAGCGGGGTGAGGTCGTCGGCCCTCACCGTGCCCGGCATGATGCGCCAGCGGTTGCGGTGGAAAAAGACCTTGTTCTTGTTCTCGTCGCCGGTGACGAAGAACACGTCGGTCGTGCCGCCCGGTGCCTGCGAGAAGTCGCACTCCGAGATCCGCAGGATGCCGTTGAACTGCAGCGAGGCGGTGCCGCGCACGTTGATCCCGACCGGGCCGCTGTCCGAGCTGATCGGCCCCATGATGAGTCGGCGGATCACGCCGTCGCGGATGGTGGTGAACCCGCCGAGCCCGAGATCGATGATGCGGTTGGCGGTGGCGTTCAAGCCGGTCATCGTGTTCGTGACGTAGAGCCCGTCGATCTCCAGATACGGCGCGCCGCCTGTGACGGCGATCATGCGCCAGTCGATCGAGCCGCTGCCCGTGCGAGCGCCGGACAGGAAGCCCTTGAGGTTGCACAGCTTCACGACGCCGCCGTTGACGACGTTGCTGATGCGGATCGCGACGGGCTGGACGTTGGATGCCGACGAGTAGGTGGTCTGGGCGATGCCTTCCAGGCCGTTGACTTCGATCCGCCGGAGCCCGACGGTGCCGCCATCGACGCTGAGCCATTCGCCGTCGGTCTCGAACTCGTTGACCTTCTTGTAGGACTGGCCGTTGTGGATCTCGACCGCTCCAAGGCGAACGTCTTCGGTTGCGACGACGCGGAACACGCGGGCTTGGGTGGTGACGTTGAGCCGTCGGCCCTTGCAGTCGATCCACTTGATGACCTGGCCGTCCACGTCGACCGGGGAGCGGAAGTTGGTGTGATAGAAGGCGGCGTTCCACCAGTCCTCGATGGTGGTGTTGATGATCTTCGCGTCGCTCATCGCGTCGATCTCAACGCCGACGTCGGAGGACCCGTAGCCGTAACAGTCGCGGATCGTGACGCTGCCGCCCTTGCCGCGCACGCCGACGTGGAAGTTCGCGCCCGACGAAGCTCCGGTCGGAGCGGTGAGCAGGGAGTGCCAGCACCGCTCGATGTGGATGTCGTCCACGAGGACGTTCACGCCGTCACCCGCACCGCCGGTCCACGAGCCGCCGATCACAACGCCCTGGTTGCCGCCCTCGAAGCGGCAGTCCTCGATGTGGACGTCTGAGACCTCGTCCTGCGTGGCCTCGTTGAGCGCGGCGTGGTAGGGCGCGATCCAGACGTTCAGCCGGTGGTTGGTGGTGGTCGGGTCGACCGGGACGTTGATGGTGCCGACGCCGCGGACGTAGAGATGCTTGACGTTGATGCGCGTCTGGAACGCGGCGGCGCGGTAGGTGCCGAGGATGACGTGGTGGCGACCCCCGACGTTGTTGACGTCGATGGTGCCGCCCTCGATGAGGATCTTGTTGAAGGTGTCGTGGTCGGCGACTTTGCCGAAGTCGAACAGCCGGGGGATGTTCGAGGAGAGCCGCAGGTACGCCGCGTCGTCGAACACGATGCGCAGCCAGTTGAGGGTGTTGCGCGGCAACGACGCGACCACTCCTGAGATCGATCCGCCACCGGCGCAGTCCCAGAGCCCCGCTGGCACGTAGACGGTGGCGCCTTTGGTGGCGGTGATGGTGGCCGTCGCGTCCGTGATGGCCTGCGCGATCTGCCCAGCCGCCCCGTTGCTGCCACCGGCGTAGCTGCCGGCGCTGAAGAAGCTCGTGCCGAAGTTGAACGCTCTTTTGCTGATGCCGGGGGCGTCAAGAATGCCCATGTCAGGCCACCGTGATCGCGGGACGGTTCGTGACGGCGCCGTCGCTGTTGCGGGTCATCGCGGGCTGCGTGTAGGTGAGCGCGCCCTTAGTGACCGTGTAGGCGAGCACGCCGTCGGTCGTGGCTGAAGTCGTCGTGTAGGTGCCAGTGTCGCCGTCGGGCCATACAACCGGGGCGGAGGCGATCACCCCGTTGCTGTCGTATGTGATGCCGCTACCGGCGACGAGGAGGTCCGGGACGGCGGCGAGCTGCTTGGCGCTGCTGCTTACCACCGAACTGGGCAGCTGGCTGGAGGGCAGCTTCAAGGCGCTATCGAGCGTCGCCACGCCGTTGGCCGCGCCCTTCTCGCTCGCCGCGATCTTCGCGTCGATCTGGGTCTGCAGCGCTGCGTGCGCGACCCCGGCCTCGCTCTCGGTTTCCGGGTCGAACCCGAGGTTGGCGAGATCGATGATTGGTGCCTGCTCGGGCTTGAGTTTGCCGCTGTCGTCCAGCGTCGCGATACCGCTCGCCTGTCTCAGGTCGACTTCGAACGGGATCGCTGGCGTCGCATACGGCACCTTCGCGAGCAGATCGACGTTCATGCTGGCCGGCGCCGGCGGCGGGGTGCTGGGATCGACGATCACCAGGGTGCCGGCGCCGAGCAGGGATGCCTCGTAGGGCAGCGACGTGTCGACGTTGAGCTCCTCGTCGGGGCCGATCTGTCCGACGGTGAGCGGGATCTCGTGGTTGAGCGTGTTGCGGACGAGCGCCAACGCAATCCTCCTTCCGAAAGCCTCAGGCCAGCCGCATGGCGTGCGGGATCGCGGCGGCGAGCGCCTGTACCCCCGACAGGTACATGGCGGTGTACTGGCGATGCGCGCTGCGGTCGGTATCCAGCTGATCGGGAAAGACCGACGCCTCGATCAGCGCGGCGGCACGAAGCGCGGCCAGACGTGTCGCGTCGGCGTGGTAGTCGGCGGGGATCTCCGCGCCGACCCGGGCGGCGACGTCCCCGACTGCAGTGGTGATGATCGCCTGGACCTGCTCGCCGGTCGGGCGGGTGTCGTCATCGAACGTGCCGTGCTCGGTGCCCATCACGTTGGTGCGGGCGCGCAGCAGCTCGGCGACCTGATCGACATCCGGTGGCGGCCATGGCGTCCACCCGCCAGCCCCGCCGCTGCCGGCGCCAACTACGACCAGCGGGACGAACACCTCGTAGTCGGGGGGCTCGGGGTCGCTGGTGCGCCACACCAGCTGGTAGTCGCCCGCGGTCGCCGGCGCGTCGAGCGTGACGCTCCACACGCCGGTGACCGGGTCCTTCGTGCCAGCCACGAACGCGGCCACGATCGCGCGCGTGACCGGCTGCTCGATGCGCGCGCCGAGACCGACGACGTCGGCGGGCGCCAGCAGCGTCGCCTGAAAGCTCTGTGAGGCGACGGCCTGCATCGAGTCCTACTTCTCGGCGTCCGACGCCTTCTTGGACGACTTCGGCGCGGTCGCCTTCTCGTAGGCGTCGATCAGATCCGGGGGTACCTGGGTCCCCGCGATGATCTTGCGGTTGATGCCCAGCGCGTCGTCGTGGACGACCACATCCTCCGTGGCGATCGGGAGATCGCCTGATTCGTAGAACGGGCTCATGGTAAGTGGGTCTCCTTCGGGGTCAGGTTTTCTCGTCGACGGCGATGCTGAACGTGAACGTCGGGGTGTCCGTGCCGCCGATCGTCCACTTCCAGCGGGCCTGGTCGCCGAGGGGCCCGAACGCGCGCGCGTCCTCGTCGACGCCAGTCTTCTGCGCGAAAGCGTCGACCTCGTACCAGTCGACGCCGTTGACGGTCGTCTCCAGGACCACGTCGAGCGTCGGGGTGGTCCCCGACGCCGCCGTGATGCTGAGGAACGCCTCGAACGATTCGGCGTTGTCGACGTTGAACGCCGTGCCGGTGGCGGTCGTCGTTCGCGCGGCGGACGCCACCGCGGCGTCCGCGCGCAGCACCTCGTCGGCGTAGTAGTTGCCTTGCCGGTCGAGCGGGCTCATTCGTGTGGCCCCTCCCTCTAGGCGGTGAGGTCGACGGTCGCGAACGCCGCGGGACGCCAGACCGCCAGCGCGGCCCGCATCTCGCCGAGGAGAGTTGCGCGGTTGCGGATGAAGTCGTCCTGGTCGGAGTCGCTGATCAGGACGTTGACTCCTTCGCGGATGAACAGTTGGGCGCCCATCGTGAAGTCGCCGACGAGGATGGTGCCCTGTGCGATCGCCGCCGATGGGACGAGCGGGACGCCCCACATGACCTGCGGGGTGACGCTGAACGGGCCGCCGCTGTAGTAGTGGCCATCCCCGGTCGCCTTGGCGAGCAGCGCGTTCTGCCAGTCGGTCGGGTGCGCGATGATGCCGGTCGCCTCGGCGTCGGCGAGCAGCACCGTCGTGATCGCGCGCAGCACCTGGTCGGCCGTCAGCTCGGCGGCGTCATAGTCGACCGCGCCAATCCCCGACGTCTGCAGGATCCCGCGGATGTTGGGGTCGCTGCCGTTGCCGGCGAGGATCTGCGCCTCCAGGCGCCGCTGCACCGAGTAGCGCAGTCGGCTGTCGATGATCGACCGCAGCGCCGGGACGTCCGACAGCGCCTGCTTGCGGATCTTCAGCCACGCCGCGATCGTCTGCGCCGTCGCCAGCGCATCCGTGTAGGTGACGCTGTCCTCCGGCTTGGGCGCGCCCTCCGTGGTTTCCGCCGCCAGGAACGACCCGGACTCCTGCGTGTACGGGAGCGAGTTGGCGTCCATCGTGCCGGTCGGGATCAGGTCCAGGACGCGCAGCGGCCGGAACAGCTGGGGCAGCACCCCGTAGAACTCGCCGCGGCGCATGTTCGTCGTCGGGGCGATATCGGCCTTCATCGCCTCGCGGTCGGCGACCTGGCCGAGCTCGATCGACCCGAACCGCGCCTTGGTCGCCGAGGCGCGCTCGAGCGCCTCGCTGACCCCGTCGCGATCGAACAGCGACTTGGAGTCCCACCCTTCCGCTGGCTGGTTCTCGGCGCCGTTGCGCCTACGCGGGTCGCCGTTTGCCTTGGCGACCCGCTCATCGGACTGGCCGAGCATCTTGAGGATGCCCACCTGCGCGCTCTGCGCGCCGGCGATCTTGTCGTCGATCTCGCCGACGGCGCGCACCGCGGCCTCGGCGGCCTTGAACTCGTCGCTGTCGGTGTCATAGCCGTCGGTGCCGGCGAACGCCTGCTTGGCGGCGTCGCGGTCCTTGACCTTCTCGGCGCGCTCCTCGCGCAGCCGGCTGAGGTCGTCCTCGACCTCCTTGAGCTTGTCCTTCAGGGAGGCCTCGCCAACCGGGTCGCAGCCCGCCAGCGGCGGGAGCGTGCCATCGGGCCGACGAAACCGGCTTCTACGGTACGTCATGGGGTATGTCCCTCCTTCGGGGGGCTGGTTACGGCAGCAGCAGCTCGGTGACTGCCAAGCGCTGCTCGGTGGCGGCCCCAGGACGGGACCCGTCCGACTTGCTGTCGTCGGCCCACGGCACGACGATCGAGTCGTCGTCGAAGGCCTTGCGCATCTGCGCGTACAGGCGCTCGACGGACTTCTTAAGCTCGGCGACGCCGGAGTCGCCGATGGTGGTTCCGCCGCGGCCGCCCTGCAGGACGTTGGCCGCGGCGAAGATGCCGCGCGGGACGTACTTCAGCTCGCCGGCGATCAGGTCGCAGACGATGAAGCGGTAGCTGGTGACCTGGGATGCGTCGGCGCCACCATCGCGCCACAGGTACGCCTTGGCGAGCTTGCCCGAGTCATAGCCACCGTCGGGCTTCTCCGCCCAGCCGTGCACCCGGTTCTTCGCCGCGCTCGCGTCCCACGGCCGGTCGGGCGCGGCGAACGGCAGCTGTGCCAGCGCCAACGCGGCCTTCTCGCGCTCGTCCGCGCCGGTCGGGTCGAGTCCGAGCGCCTTGCGCGCGTCGGCGACGGTGATCTTGCCGGTGTCGATGAGCGACTTGGCGGCGATCAGCGCCGTCTCGGGGTTGGCGCCCTTCAGGCACGGCCCCCACTCGACGAGCTCGATCTTGTCGAGGTGATAGAGCGGCAGCATCCCCTCGCGCTGCTCGATCGTCTCGACCATCACCGCGCCACGCCAGGAAAACTCGTCCAGCCCGGGCCGGCCGTCGCCGCCGACGGCGTTGAAGTTCGCCCATACGTGCCGGGCGAGCGGGACGTCCTCGCCGTTGTCTTGGTCGATCAGCAGCCGACCCTTGCCGTACAGCCCGCCCGTCGCGCCCTCGGGGACCCCGTCGGGCGCCAGCTTCTTAAGCTTGGCGAGATCGAGCTCGTCCATCTCGAGCGTGACCCCGATCGGTGGGGTCATGAAGTCATGCGACCACACGACCTTGGGGAGCTCGTCGGCGATGCTCTGCGCAAACGCGCCGGGCTCCACCACGTCGCGCACGATGTCAGGGACGCCGAACACGCTGACGATTGCCTCGAACGTCCCCGGCTTGTCGTCGCCCGACAGCGCCTTGGCGTGCAGCAGCGGCATCCGCTTGACCGCCTGGCGGACGCCCTGCTCAAGCCGCTCGTCGGCGTCGGCGACGGTCTCGGTCGTGGGGGGCATAGCGTCCTCCAGTAGCGGGATGAGGGTTACAGCAGTGCCAGCAGCGCGACCTCGTCGGCTGGCTCAAGGTCGACGGTCAGCGTGCCGGTGGCGAGCACGCGGACTGTGGCGTGGCCACGCAGTCGGACGATCCGTGGTGCGCGACGCTCGGGCAGCATGCGCACCCCGAGCGTGATGACCGGAGCGGGCTGCGGGGAGGGCGCCGGCGCCACCAGTATGACCGTCGCGCCCGCGGTCGCCGTTGCGTTCGCGCCGCCGGTCGCGGTGACCGTCGCGACGATGGCGCCACCTGCGCTCGCGGTCGCCTTGGCGCCGCCGGTGGCGTCGAGGAAGGTGACCGACCCCGTCGGACCGGTGGCCACGAGGTAGCCGTCGTACCCGGTCCCCGCGGTGGTGGCGGGTGGCTGCACGTCGAGCCAGCCGTCGTACTCGGAGATCGCCATCAGGCGGCCTGCACGACGGTCGAGATCAGCGTGAGGTCCTCACGGCCAGTCGCGAAGCGGTCGGGGCTCCCGGTCTGCTTGAAGCGCACCCAGAACGTCTCGGTCTCGTTGCCGGTGTGGGGGATCGCGACCGCATATCTGCCGTCCGCGCCGGTCGTGACGCGCCCCATGTGCTGGTGGTTGGAGGTGCGGTAGACGTCGACCCGGATGCCGGTGGTGATGATCGCGTCGGTCGCGCGGTCGCGCGCGTACCCGGCGATCGCGTAGCTGACGACGGTCGTTTCCCCGGCGCCCGCCTTCGTGGTGGCCTTGGCGCCGCCGCTAGCCGTGACGAGCTGGGTGGAGCCTTCGTCGCTGCCTGCCGTTGCTGCGTTCGCGCCGCCAGCCTGCGTGACCAGCGGGTGTGGTGAACCGCCCGCGGTCGCGGTGGCGTAGGCACCCGAGGCCCCCCGGGACACCTGCACCTTCGGCGATCCCCCGGCTTTCGTCGTGGCCTTGGCGCCACCGGTCGGTGTTATGAGTTGCGTCGAGCCTATGGCCGCCGCGCTGGCAGTCGCCTTGGCGCCACCTGCCTGCGTGACGAGCTGGGTGGACCCGGCATCGCCAGCGGTCGCAGCGGCAGCCTTCGCGCCGCCGGGCTGCGTGACCAGTGGGTGTGGTGAACCGCCCGCGATCGTCGTGGCCTTCGCCCCGCCGCTGCGGGTCACGAGCTGGGTTGAGCCCGCGTCCGCCGCGGTCGTGGTGGCCTTCGCGCCACCGCTGCGGGTCACGAGCTGGGTTGAGCCCGCGTCCGCCGCGGTCGTGGTGGCCTTCGCGCCACCGGTCGCGTTGGCGTAGAGCACCCAGGACACCTCGACCTTGGCGTAGTCCAGCGCGATCGTCGACGAGGTGACGGCGTTGGAGTCGCTGCCGCGCGACCCGAGTTCCAGCGTGCCGTCTGCGAGATCCGCGCGGGCGGCGCTCTGCCCGGCCTCGGTGGACAGGTCGCGACCGTTGAACGTGTTGCCCATCGCGTGCGTCGATCCGGCGCTCAGCGTGCCATAGCCGATCGTGCGGACCGCCCGCCCGGTCGCCGTCGTGCTCTGCTCGGTGACCGTCGCTCCCCCGACCCGCACCCGGTAGAACTGCGTCGGCGTGCCCGACGCCGGGTTGACCTCGAAGTGAAACCGCAGCCCGAGGATGCTCGCGCCGACCGGGATCTTCAGACCGGAGAACACGGAGCCCGCCTCTGCGGCGAGCAGATGAAACTGCGCCCAGTCGGTGATGCCCAGCGGTACAAGCAGCGTCGCGGTGCCCGACGCGTCGACATTGTCGTCGGGTGAGGTCGTCCCGTCGGGCGACTGGACGTTGGCCGGGTTCGTCCACGCCGCCTCGGTCGTATCTACGTGCCGATCGGTGTTCGCCCGCGCGAAAGCGATCGTCGTCTGCGCCATCGCGCTATCCCGGAACGAAGAACACGATCCGGCACGCCGCGTTCGGGCACGCCGCGATGTTCCCCCACTGCGCTGACGCGGCGTCCGGGCCCAGCTGCGAGCGCGCCTGAACGACCGGCGTGTTCGTCTGTCCACAGGCCTTGCACTTCCACGGATCTCGTCCAGGCGCTGCTGCAGCACATCGCCTGAGAGCCGCTTGCGGGCGTCCGTCGCCGCCTCGTCGAGACTCCTCATGATTCGCTACTCCGCTGGTTGCCAGGCGATGCTAAGCGCGCTTTCGGCCATTGCGGCTCCTTGGGTCATGAGGTGATCGCGATCGTTAGGTCACCCGCGTCGAAGCGCGCGACGTCGTCGGCAAGGATGAGCGTGGGCTGGTCGAGGCGTTCGCGGATGAGCAGCCGACCAGCGGCGTCGAACACGCCGAACTCGGTTGGTCGTCCCCAATCGCTTAGCGCGGTCGCAAACTCGACCGGCTCAGCGTTCGCCAGCCCGGTGCGAATCTGCATCCACGTCGCGGGGACACGCTCGTAACCCTCGCCAGAGAGCTCGAGCGTACCGACGAACAGGCCGACCGTCGCCGCGTCACGCTTGAGCTCGCGTGCGAGCAACGAAATAGCGGGGGGGGTGAGCGCCACCTATTCATCCACCACGCCGCTGATCCGGCCGTTCTTGTCGCGCACGACCCGCCGGGACTGCCGCTGGGCTTCCACGGTCACCGGCGCTTTCACGGCGCCCTCGGCGATCTCGGTGCGCGCGTCCACATGGACGTCCGCCGGCGCGACGTGCACGTCGGGCGCTTTCACGGCGCCCTCGGCGATCTCGGTGCGCGCGTCCACATGGACGTCCGCCGGCGCGACGTGCACGTCGGGCGTGTTCACGGTGACCTGCGTGGGCTCAATGCTCGTGCGCGCGTCGACGGCGACCAGGCCGCGCGGCAGCGACGCGACGGCGTCGCGGATGGCCTTGGTGACCACCTCGGTGCTGTCAGCCTTCGCCGGGGGTGGCGGCGGTGCGGTCTTGAGCGGTGGCGGCTCGTTCATGGGCCGCAGATTGTTGAAGGGCATCCACAACTCGTCGGCGGTAGGTTCGTCGCTGCGCGGCAGGTTCAGCGCGCCGCGGGCCTCGTTGGGGGTGTAGACGCCGGCGCTGATGCCCTCGCGGAATGCCTGGATCTCCTTGAGCCGGTCACCCCGCAGCACCTGCCCGAAGTCGAACTCGACGTACACGTCGTCTTCGTGCAGCAGCGCCCGGACGAGCTGGGCGTTGATCGTCTGCTCGATCAGCACCAGCGGCGGGCCGAGCGCGTCGGTGTATGCCATCTCGCGCTGCGTGTTGATGTTCGAGTAGGTCGCCTTGTCGAGGATCCCGAGCATCGGCGGGGGGATCAGGTAGACGCCAGCGATCTCCTCGCGCGCCACCCGGCGCTGATCGATCAGCTCCGCCTCGACCGCGCTGTGGCCGACCGGCTTCCAGTCCAGGCCGGGCGGCAACAGCGCCGGCCGGCCCTGGTTCTCCGGGCCCGCATAGAGAGTGGTGATGTCGTCGCGCAGGTTCTGTAGCAGCGTGCCGCGCTCGGCTTGGTCTAGGCCGAGGAACTGCTCTGAGGCGGTGACCGCCGACGGGATCCGCGCGCCGTTTTGGAACAGCGCCTTCTGGTAGCGCTGGGCGGCATCCTCGATGTTCAGCGTCACGCCGAGCTGCTGCAGCGGGCTCACGCCGAGCGGGCCAAGCGGGGACCACCACGCCATGTGCAGCACCGTGTCGGCGGGCACGGTGCGATGGATACTCGGATCGTCTTGGTCGATGTCCCAGCCGCTGATGGTGTCGCGCCACGGCCGGATCGGGCGTGCGAACCGCCAGTCCGCGGGTTGGAAGCGGATCGCGTCGCCAGCCCCATTGAGCACCTCGTCCAGGCTGTTGCCGTGGACGAGCATCGGGCCCAGCAGTGACATCACCAGGCTGGCCTGCGACCCGCGCTCCCACGGGGTGACGATCGCGTCGGCGAGCGGATGATCTCCGTAGCGCAGCCGCTCGCGGCTGTCGTCACCGGTGCGCCGGTAGGCCTTCAGCGGCACGCGGACCGCCCAGGTGAGCATCCGCATGACTGCGGCGGCGATCCATGGCTGGGTCTCGAAGAGCTTCGCGTAGCTGATCGTCTTGTCGCCGGCGAGCGCGACGCTCGACGGCCACTGCGGCGACCATGGAACGCTGGAGTACCGCAGGTCTCCGCGGCCCGGCGCGATCTCGACCGGCTTGCCGGACGGGTCGATGAGGTTGATCGTTCCCGCCGGCACCTATCCCACCTTCGTCAGGCGCGGGACAGGGTTGAGGTGCTGGGTGAGCGCGATGTTGTCGACGGGCACGAGCACCACGCCCCCCATCGGTTGCTCCTGTCCACTGGCCAGGTAGGTGGCTTCCTTGAGCGCGACCACACCCTCACCGCTGGAGTCGTCGGTGACCACGCCGCGGATGGCACGCTCGTCACGGGTGTGCACGACGACGAGCTCGCCTGGGCGGGCGGTGATCGCCCCCAACGCCGCCTCGCCGCCGTCCCCGCCCGCGCGGATAGGGAAAGCAGCGAGCACGGCGATGGCGCCGATCCCCGCCAGCGCCAGCACGGTCACGCACACGATGATCAATTGGACGGTCGTCACGCCGTGTCCCTCGCGACCGCGGCGTTGGCCCAGAACATGGTCTGCTCGAGGTTCGTGATCGCCAGCGACTTCTCACGCCCGTCGGGCAGCAGGTCGTTGAGCGCGACCGCCAGGCGCAGGCACTGCGCACGGACCGCCTCGTGCGCCTGCTGGCGATACTCGGTGTCGGCCGGATGAAACGAGAAGCGATGCATCACGTCGAGTTGATCGACCACTGGCTCCTCCTCCCGGTCTACAGCCGCTCGATGCGGTAGTCGGCGATGTTCAGGGCGGGCTCCGGTTCGGCGGTGAGCTCGGCGATCGCGACCCACAGCGCGCCGCTGGAGGCGATCAGCGCGTCGATGACCCGCTGATCCTGGAATTTCGCCGCCCGTGATGGGGTGGGGCGGTCAAAACGGTAGCGGTCGTGGCTGATCGGCTTGGCGATCGCGTTGAGCACGTGAGCGTCGAGCTCGGGGTCGTGCGGGTGCTCGATCCACTGCTCGCGCACGCTCTCCATCCACGTGTCGTAGACCTTCGCCTGGGCGATGTTGCCCGGCGAGACCTCGACGACTCGGCAGCCGATGCCCTCGTCGGGGTCCTGCAGCCATTCGGCGACGACGCGGCCGCCGGCGGACGGGTCCATCGCGACGATTTCAATCGGGTTGCGCTCATGGACCCCGAGGAACGCGTCCTTGATGTCGGTGAACGGCAGGCTGGTTCCGTCGCGTGGGGGTACCAGGATCTTCGGGCGGCCGATAACGCGGCGTGTGAGCGCGGGCACCCACACGGGGCCGATCGCGGTCGTGTCGTGGCGCCATCCGAGGTCCAGCCCGGCGACGATCGGCTCGCCGGCCGGGATCTCACCGGGGCGCAGCCGCTTCCATTCCTGCTGTGAGACCGCGCTCTGTTCGCCGCGCACCGGCACCCCGCAGACCATCCGCGACCAGTGGGCGCGGTCGAAGGACTCGGACTCCAGGGCGGCCTGCAGCTTGTCGCGCGTCAGCGAGCGCAGCGGGTTGGCCGCCTTGACGAGATCGAGGTCCTCGACGTTCTGGCCCTCCTCCAGCGCCCAGCGGTGCAGCGTGAACTGGCCGCCGCGCGCGATCTCGTGCGGCCCGTCGCGCCGGACGTCGCGGCAGCGGCTGATCGCCCTGGCTTTCACCGACTCATAGATGCCGCCCGGTTCGCCGGCGTTGGAGAACAGCAGCATCTGCCCGTCGCGCTTGCGCAGCTTGCCGCGCCACACCCGCACCAGGCCGAAGTCGGGCAGGACGTGCCCTTCGTCGATCTCCACCAGCGTCGGGATGACGCCCTGCCCGGTGGCCTTGCTCGCCGAGAAGACCTGGATCCGCGAGCCCATATCCGGGACGAGGATCCGGCGGTGGCCGGGTTGCAGCTTGAACGTGTCCCCGAGGACGTCCTCGCTGGCCATCACCAGGCCCAGCGCCTGGCCGAACGTCGCCTCGCCGGCCTGGTCGCGTGACGCGGCCGCGAGCAGCACACGTGCACGCGGGACGAGCAGCGCGTGGGCGAGCGCGATCCCAGCGCCCAGCGTCGACTTGGCGTTGCCCTCGGGGGTCTCCAGCCAAGTCTCAGGGACGCCGGCGCACAGCTCCTCGATGACGTCGCCCTGAAACGGCTCGACCTTCCAGCGCTTGCCGTTGTCGAGCGTGAGTAGCTCGAGGAAGTCGACGACGACCTGGGGGTCCAAGCCCCGCACCCGCTACCTGCCAGCAGCGCTCGCCCGGCGACGGATCGCGTCCAGCGCGGTCACCGTCGCGGCGCCTTCGCCCTCTTCCCCCTCGGGCGCGGCGGTCGTGACCGCCGCCGGCGCGACGGGCTGCCCGCCGGGGGAGGGACGCTGGGATGGGCGGCCCCACCGGTCGGGGAACTGGCGCTCGAGCATCCAAGCAGCGGCTCGCCAATCCTCGCCGGCCGCCTCGGCGATCGCCTCGACGTTGTGCGCCTCACCCTTGGCTCGCGCCCGCTCGATGCGCGCCCGAAACGCCCGGTACGGGGCATCCGCAGGCTTCGTGGCCTGCGGATCGCCGCGGTCCAGCCACTCATAGAAGGTCGCCTTACCCAGGCCAACGGCCGCCAGCGCGGTCTCGACGTAGTTGCCGCACTCCAGGAGCTCGGCGAGCTCGTTGGTCAGGTCGTCGGTGAGGATCGACCGGCGCCGGACGCGACCCAGGTGGATTCCGCAGCGCGCCGGGGTCGTGCCGGGCATCGCCGATGCCCTGCAGCGCTTGCCGATCCGCGTTTTGGCGGTGCAGCGCGCCCGGGACCCGGGCGCGCTCATCTGAGAACCCCCGTACCCGGACCTGGGCCGGAAAATTGGTCACCGCCGGTTTTTCTCGCCGTGAGC